GGGAAATCCCTAACCAAATATTGCCCAAAGTAGTACGCCAAAACCTAGCATACCGATTAGTAAAGCCATAAGGCTCACGAACTCGGCAAACATTGCCAAGAACGTATTCTCGATATCGTCTATTGATTTGCCATTCAGACGCATACCGAAAAATCTGTCTGACCTCTTACTCTCTTCGTTGAGGTCGGGTAAACCGATTGATTGTTTTAATTTTACTTTTTTATTCATATCTTTCTCTCTTTCTTCATTGGGATTGAAACAAGGTCGATAAAAAGGTTTGGATAGATCTGTCGTTCTTTCTTCTTACCCGTCCTCTTGTCGGTATCGACTATGATGTAGTAATAGTCTTTATGATTTTTAGGTAACGTACACCTTGGTAGTTTCTTCATATCTTCTCTCTTTCTATTAGGGATTTCCCTAATGGTTGCTTGTTTTGTTGTTGATACCGATAAGGTCACGCTTACGTGACACAACGATATAGTTGGACTTGTGTACTGGTGCGATACAGAACTTGACCTCTTGTGCTAACAACTCACCACACGCTAGGCAAGTGTTGTATCCGAGTTCCTTACGTTCGAACCGATATGGCTCGCCACACTTGTCACATTCTGGGTTAGGGATTTCCCTAACGAGAACTCGCTTGAGGTCATGAGGGAATTGCTTGTTACGTATTACCATGTTGATATCCTTCTGTTAGATAGATTTCTCATTATACTTTAGTATAGCATATTTCAAGTTCTGTGTCAAGGGGTACAGTCCTATGGGTTCTAATAACGTATGGTGGTAAATAGTGGTAAGTTATGTAATGTTCCATAATGTTCCATAATGTTCCAAAGTGGGATTGGCTAAGTGATTGATTTTGTTGGAATGTTCCAATGTTCCAAAAATGGGGGAATTGAAGAGGTCTTGAGAATTTTGTGAGAATGTTCCAAAAAGGATTACGCAAAAGGTGGTCGCTCAAATGTTGTCGCTCAATTTTTTAGTTTGGAACATTATATATATATATATATATTTATTAGGGATTTCCCTAACCATATGCTATTAGATACCACTAGATGATATAAGATGATACGATTTACTAATGTTCCATTTTGCCTTTTTATTTTGGAACATTATGGAACATTTGGAACATTAGGCTATACGCTCTACACATCACTGGTTTCAAAAAGGCTACATACTAAAACAAGTCATAATGCAGGGTATCATAGCAAAACCATTATGCGCCAACTGGTATCATATAACTGGTGTCGAAAAAATTTCGGGCACAAAAAAAGCCACCCAAGTTTCCCTGGGTGGCTAAAGTCCATTAGGGAAATCCCTAACGGATAAGGTCGATCACATCTGCTAATGCTTCTTTTACATCTTCAGTTGTATCACCGAACAAACCATCTTCAACTTTATCAAATAAGGCTTCTGCTTTATTCATGTAATCAATGAACATCTGCTTCGGTGTTCGTGGGTCAGACTTTTCAGCTTTAGGCTTCAACAACTTACGCAAGTCTTTTAACTTACTTGTGATCTCTCGTACAAGCTCGTTACGTGGTTCGTTGTTTTTTGGATCTTCATTGTAAAGATCAAGTTTACCCAATCCAGTTGCAATCACAACTTTCATACCATCATAGTACTCTTGTGAAGAAGTACATTCTGGGTTCTTTGGAGATAGGAAGTCAGTCCAAACTTTATTCTCTTCACGTAATACTTGTATTAACTTCTTATTACCCTTGACCCAACCATCAACAGCTAACTCAACTGTCTTTTCAATAATTGATGGCGTAGTGATTGCACTAGTGGTTTTTAATACTGTTTTTGTTTTTGTGTTTCCCATGGGAAACCTCCTTAATATTGTATCCATTAGGGAAATCCCTAATGAAAGGTTGAAATTAACCAAGAGGTTTTTCGCTCTTGATGTACCCAGTATATCAAATATTACAACTATTTCTATAGATACGTGGGGAGAAAATACGAAACATGGCTATTTGATACCATACCACCCCCCACACCACCCTTTATTGTGACTTGTTACACAACTCTATATATTACTATTTTACACAAATAAATCACATTTCTCTGAGTTCGACCTCCCACCCCCCTCTATATAGGAACACCCCCCTTTGGAGTCCCAAACATCTTGCGTAAAAAATTTTTTGTAGTATATAATCGAACCAAATGACTATTATCGTAGAACCAGAGTTAAATGTACCTGTGAAAACAAGCGAACCTTCGGCTGATCTAAAGACACGTGTAGAGGCAGCCGCGAATACAGCAAAGGAGTTGGGGGAACATGGTATTGACCTTGAACCAACTAAAGAAGACAAAGACACAGCCGCAAGACTATCCGTTGCTTACGCTGATGATCCTGAAGATGTGTCGAAAAAAGTCACCGAAAAGAAAATGTCCACGCTAACACCCGCCTCTCTTGTCCTAACAGACAGTATTTTGAAGCAGTTTGGGCGTTCTGTGGTCGAAAGTGCAGTACAAATACGGCACTTGGTGACGAATAAGCTGATAGAAGAGACCGAAAACCCTGATCCAAGAGTCAGAATACGTGCTTTGGAGCTTTTAGGTAAGATTTCGGACGTAGGATTGTTCGCTGAGAAGTCCGAAGTGACCATAACACACCAGTCTACGGACGATTTACGGGAAAGATTGCGTTCAAAGCTCACAAAATTGGTAAATCCAGTCGAAGATGCGGCTGTAATTGATGGTAAACCCATAAATGTGGACGAAGAACTAGGTTTAGACGAGGAAAAAGGTGAATAAACACGCTCTTGACTTCTCTGAGGACGAAATTCAGGTCATGTTAGACAATTTAGACCAATATACACCTGAAGAAGTGGCTGAAATAGACAGAATGGTCGATGAATTAGCCACACGACAGCATAATCAGGCAGCATATGACGATTTGATAGCATTTTGTAAGCACATGCAGCCCGATTACATAGTGGGGAAACATCATAGGATGCTCGCTACCATGCTTATGGACATAGAGCAGGGTCAGAAGGACAGAATCTGTGTAAATATTCCTCCCAGACACGGAAAGTCCCAGCTTGTTTCTATAATGTTCCCCGCTTGGTTTCTTGGACGTAACCCAAACAAGAAAGTTATGATGGTATCGCACACCACAGACTTAGCGGTGGACTTTGGACGTAAAGTGCGTAACTTAATTGCAACAGAATCCTATCAGGAGATATTTCCAACAGTGGCTTTGGCTGTGGATTCTAAGTCGGCAGGGCGTTGGAATACAAATTCAGGAGGTGAATATTATGCGTGTGGTATTGGTTCTTCTATTGCTGGGCGTGGTGCTGACCTCTTGCTCGTTGATGATCCCCATTCCGAGCAGGATGTTATAAACGGGAACTTCGAAGTCTTTGAAAAAGCGTACGACTGGTTCACTTTCGGTGCGCGAACACGTCTGATGCCTGGAGGTCGTGTAGCTATCATACAGACACGATGGCACATGGACGACCTGACAGGACGTGTTACCAAGGATATGGTGAACAACGACAAGTCTGACCAGTACGAGGTTGTGGAGTTCCCAGCTATAATGGACGTGGAGGACAAGAAGACAAAAGAACTTGTACAAAAACCTCTCTGGCCTGAGTTCTTTGACATGGAAGCCCTGCTCAGAACGAAAGCATCTATGCCTGTGTTTCAGTGGAACGCACAGTATCAGCAGGAACCGACAGCAGAAGAAGCCGCTATTGTCAAGCGTGAGTGGTGGCAGATGTGGAAGAAAGAAGATCCACCGATATGTGAGTATATTATCATGTCTTTGGACGCAGCCGCAGAGACGCACAACCGTGCGGACTACACAGGTTTGACGACGTGGGGTGTGTTTTTAAATGAAGAGGTGGACAACTATAACATTATATTGTTAAATAGCATAAAACGACGGTTGGAGTTTCCCGAACTCAAAGAGTTGGCTATGAACGAATACAGAGAATGGGAGCCTGACTCGTTCATCGTGGAGAAAAAGAGTGCAGGAACTGCGCTGTACCAAGAAATGAGGAGAATGGGTATACCTATACAGGAATATACACCACACAGGGGATCTGGTGACAAGCTAGCTAGACTTAACTCCGTGACTGACATTGTGTCATCAGGTCTGTGTTGGGTTCCCGAAACACGATGGGCAGAGGAGCTAATCGAAGAGATAGCAGGGTTTCCGTTCATGAGTCACGATGACTTGGTTGACTCCACCGTCATGGCGTTGATGAGATTTAGACAGGGTGGGTTTATACGACTGCCGAGTGATGAACCTGAAGAAGTCGTTTACTTTAAACAAAAGAGAGGCGGGTATTACTGATGGCTGTAGAGAAAGGACTATTCCAAGCTCCCAAAGGTGTGGAAGAAGAGAAAACAGAACAACTTGAGATAGAAATCGTAAACCCTGATATGGTCACGTTAGATGATGGCAGCATGGAAGTGACCATCGTACCCGATGCGGAAGGTGTTAGCACAGGGGCGTTCGACGAGAATATAGCTGAGAATATGGACGACGACCAACTCGCTGCGGTAGCTGATGAACTATTGGGTAATATCG